ATACAATTTTGGTTTGATTACATCACAGGTGGTGCAGGTCGTTTTGTTTTACGCACAGGGGAAACAATTTTATTTGATGTGCCTGAAATATTAGCAGGGGATTTTGAGGGCAAGATAATGCCACGAATACCACTTGTAAGAAAAGTTATTGCCACGCCTTCAGAGGTGGCAGACACAGGAACTTATCTTGAGAATAGAAAAGAGCTATTTACGATATTTGCTGAACTTGACATAGCTAGAAAAGCAGGAGATACAGAACGTATTAAAGATGTTATGGAAAAGTATTCTGACGAACTAAGAATTTATGGCAGATTAAAAGCAATCGATAACGCCAGAAACAGACTGCTGAGACAAATAAAAAAGATTGAAAGAAATCCTAGACTCGAAGACGAAAGAAAGAAACAGTTGATTAGAAATATCAGGAAGAAAATCCAAGACTTTCAAAAGAGAGGATTGATACTAATGCGATCAGCAGGACTAAGAGAAGCAAGTTAATATAGTTTAAAAAGCGTGTACGCTTTCCTGAGAGGTTATTTAGACTTTTCCTTTATCAACTTAGTCAAATACCATTGAGCCTTCTGTAGGTCTTCTAACTGCTTTTTATGGCTATACTTACTCTTATGTCTGTATCTCCAAACATATTTCATAATGTTACCTTGTAGGTAGAACTCAAAGCCATCTCCTAAAGCTGACTTGATTGCATCTATGGTTTCTATCTCGCCATTGTTGTAGTGGGGTGGTTTGTTTACTAAATCTTTCATGTTGTTACCTTGTGTGGTCTCATTGACCTGACCTTTAATTCGTTTTCCATTTTACCGATAGTTGCTTCCAAGTATCTCTTTTCTTTGGCAACTGGATGTAAGTATTTGTAAGTATCTGAATGTGGGTGTTCTGTATCTAATTGTTTCTGATAAGATTTCATACTCAATACAAACAACTCTATTTCTTTAGAGCTTAGTTTTAAATGTGACATATTATCTCCTATAGTTTTATTGATCTCAGGTTAGCGTGATAGGTTCTCCAAGTCTCTATCTTCGCCATTTGAGCTTCTCGTTTAAACCTTAACCTCTCGTAATTGTAAGTAGCATTTCTCACTGCCTTTATTTGTTCTTTCATTCTGTCATCTGAATAGGCTTCTCTTTCTTGTGCAGACACAGACATATCAGCATGCTCTTTCATTATCTGAGCCTTAAGAGATTTAATATACGCTTCCATATAAACCAAATTAGCTTTGGCAGTCGCAATAGTATCAGCACTATCTATAAGCCAGTGTACTGCTTTATCTACATCTTTATCATCAATCATCATTCTTCTCCAATATAGGACTTGATTTAATACTTAAATCATCTCCATCTTCTGCTTCAAAAAACATCTTTGTGTGACACATAGGGCATCGATAACCTATCATAAACTTTAAGTTATCTATCTTTACACCAAATCTTGTTAGTGCAATCTTGCATCTCTCACATAATCTAATCATCGTAGCCTCCAAAAGTGCATGTGAACTTTTTTTATTTTATCTTAATACCTGCGTGAAACTCATCAATATCTACATTAGGGTGGAACTTAATATCATATTCTTCTCTTACTTGTGCTAGATAATCTTTGTCTTCTTTGGTCAATTCTTTTTCATAGTATCCACTACACACACAGCAAGTCTTTTTCTTGAGCCTTCTTACTGTAGCAGTATATCCTAATTCTATATCAGCTAGGTTGCCTATATCATCTTCCCAAAATTCATCTGACATTTCGTCTAATCCATAATCACTCATTATTTTATCCCATGTTCTTTGTGATGACATGTTATGCATAACAGTCTACACTTATTGATTTCTTCTTTAATTCTTTCCATAGAATGATTTTTACCAACCATCCTAGATATATTGGCAACTTTTGTTCTTGGGTCTATGTGATGGAAATGTAGAATGTCAGGGTTTTCATTGTATCCACATTTGCTACATCCCATCATCTTTTTGTATTCTTGTATTTGTTGTCTTTTCTTTGCCTTGTTTTTAGCATTTAAGATATTGTGTGCTTTCCTAATCTTCTTAACTTTGTATTTTAACCTAAGACGAAAAGCATTTCTTTCCTCGTGTATCTCGTCTGCAATTTTACAAAGTCTAGAGTGGTAGCTTTCCCAACTCTCGTTAGCTCTCCTCATAACTTGTTGACCTTTACACATTCGCCTAACACTACATTGTGATAGGGTGGGAGTTCTTTGGCACGATAATAGATCAACCTCATTTGGCATTCCTTTTTCGTTTCAAACTCCCAATCAAACATGTGAGTGAAGCAGGCTTGTTTAGCTTCTCCATTTGCTATCCAAGCACTGCATATTAACGCCATCGCTTTAAACATTATATTCCTTTCAACAAATCTTCAAAATCCAATTGGTTTTTATCTTTTATGTATGGCTCAAACTCTATATCAACTAGTTTGTATGTGCCTTTATAAAAAGATTGTATCTCTTTTGGATTAGGTTTTAATTGAGAAAGCTCGTCAGTGGTCAGCTTCATGTACTGACCATTGTGACGAATAACCATGCCACCTTGTGCCATAGCCTTTTTGATTTCGTAGTCTCTGACAGAAACATACTTGCCTTGCCAAAGTTTCTTAACTAACTTTTCTAACATATCAATTGTCGCTTTCTTATTCAGTTTGCCTTGATCTTAACCAGTCATCAATATCTTTCTTAAACCATCTTCTTGCATGTTGCTTGTTACCTTTAGAAATATTGTAACTCTTAGGGAAGCTAGGGTCTTCTGAAATTAAATCGTAGATATGTTTTCTTGTACAGTTTAAATACTCAGCCATATCTTCGTGAGACAACATTCGATCATTGTGTTTTTCATCGATCATTTTAACCTCTACATTATGTCGCTAAGATCGTCAGGTATTTCATCAGGTTTTACATCTGTCTTCTCTTCAACCTTTTTTTCTTCTGATTTGGATCTAGGATTATACTCTACATACTTATTGGTAACTATGGATAAAAATGCACCTTTCTTGCCCATCTTTCTCCATCCTACAAGACTAGCTTTGAGATATGGCACTTGTTCCAAAGACAAGTTATTTTCTTCCATAGCTTTTTTATTCTTTTTGTATTGAGCAACAAGGTCTTCAAAAACCTCTTCGCTTATATCTATCTGACCACTATAGTCAATCTTGCCACCAGTCTTTGGAAACAATGCTCCACTTGGTGGGTACTGTCTTAAATTATCACTCATTATTTTCTCCTTTATTTTGAGTTTCTTTTATTTCTTCAAGCCTATCAGCAAACAATTTTTTGATAGGATCAAATTCATCAGGTTGATTATTCTTAATAGGCTCTAGTAAAGTTTTATTAGATATGTAAAAATTTCTTACATCTTCTTTGGTTTTTTTTCTAGGCAGAAATACTTTAACTGCTTCCGTTACAAATTCCAATGCTGATGCATCTAGCTTTTCTACACTGCCACCTTTGGCATTGTTAGTCTTAAAATCTTCAGCTTCTTCTTCACTGTACATGTCTCCATGCACACCTAATAATTTTAAGATAACTCTGTCGATAGCTCTCTTCTCTGCAATGGCATAGGGATACTTGTTAGTGTTATTCTTTGGACTAACTTCTCCAATAGACCAAGCAGAGTTCTTGCCTTTACCATCATCGATATATCCACGAACACACATAGACACAATGTTCTTGTCTGTATTGTTCTCAAGAACATCAGGTGGATCAAACCACATACCAAGATGAGCAGATATCTTTTCTAATGCTTTGTGTTTTATAATCAGAACATTTTTATTCTGAGGTAAACTCCACACTGCACTATTCTTGTCATCGCTCATGTCAACTTTCTCGCCAACCTCTGACAATAGCTTTTTCAATTTCTCATTAAGTTGTGCCATCGCCAACTCCAGTGCAGAATATCTCTGTGCTATGACAATCAGTGTGCTTGTTATCGATATAAGTTCTCTCGAATGTCATCTTCTTAATTCTGTTGCCATCCTTTTTATAAGTTATGATTTCTTGTTTGAT